AAAAACTTTTTGTTAGCCTGTGTTCTAAAGAACTTAGGTAAAAAATCACTCGAAGTAATTTTATTGTTCTGTCCTGGAACAGGTAGTGCGCTTTCGTTCTGATCATTCTTAGCCATTAGTAACTATATCCTCCACCACTAGAACCACTTGATCCCGAACCACTTGATCCCGAACCACTTGAATTTATGTTTAGCCCGCCGCTTGTTGTTGTAGTTGTTGCAGGTGTCGATGCACTGCTTGTTATTCCTGATGTTATGCTAGTTGCAACAGTGTTAATTACTGTTCCAGTTGCTTGTAAATTAATTGCTGTTAATTGATCAATTGTTTCGATATCACTCACCTTGGCTGCACTTGCAAATATTTCATCTGGCTCACTCTTTATTTCAAATAGGCTACCAAACGATTGTGTGGTTTGGCGCGGTACTATTAGTATACTTACCAGTTTTGGAGACAGCTGGTTTATGATATAGGCACTAAGTTCTTGGAAGTAAAAAGTTTCTCCAAAGTCCCAATTTTCAATATCAAAGAATTTATTAATTGCTTCAATAATATCTGATTTAAGTTCGTTATCATTAATAACCATACTAGTATTTTTAACAATCTTAAACTTAACTTGTAAATCAGGAGCTGCTTTATTACCAAATAGTATTTTATATTTTGCAGGATGATAAATTATTTCATCACTAATACTTTTTATTTTATTAATTTCAGTTCCGTAGTTTCTAAACAATTCATCATTGCTCGGTGGTTTTGGTTGTATTAAAGTTGTTCCAGAAATATATTGTTTAACTTGTGTATCATAAGTTTTAGATAATATGTAAGTGTCGATAATATTACTTGCACTTGGATCAATTCTATAGCCACTATCAGCAACGTGAATGTAATGGAATTTTAAATCTGCACGACCAAAATATGCTTTATAATCTGTATTAAGAACAGAGTTGTTAAGTGTTTTGTTTAATTTCCTAAACACACCTTCGTCGATTAGATAAAAAATTTGTCCTTCAAGACGTGTGCTATATGGAGCAATTGCTGCTTCATTTTGTATTACAACTATTTCAGCATTAGTATTTGCAAAATATTTAAAATCTTCTACACCATCTGTTGTTGTGTATTTCTTTTGAAAAATAAGTTTTGCTGACGTAGCAATACTATTATCTTCTTCGCCGACAATTTGTTCAAAAATATCAGGATCATCAACTACACCATCTTCATCAAGATCAATAAATTGCACTTGTATTTTGCGGCTATCTAGATATCCTTCTGTATCTCTATATGCATCTGTAATAGTCCAATTAAAGTCTCTAGTAAACGGAGTTAATTCTCCCGGCTTACGATTGATATTTAAAATATCAATTTTATCTCTAACAATTTGTCCTGTTGTAGGATCATAAATTTTATCAGCAGCGTCAAAGAAGAATCTAATTTCATCTGCACTTTCCATTACATAGCGTAGATTTCGATATGTAATCGTATATTTTTCACCATCTGTTTTAAAGTATAACATCCAACTTGCATCAAGATTTTCACCAGTAATATCACCTGATTTACCAGTAGCAAAACTACTAAGAGTGTTAATATTTTCTGCTAGTATAAGTTTCCATTGTCTGTCATATTGATCATATCTTAATGCAAAATCTTTATATTCAAATGCTTGGTCAATTAATTCTACTTTTACATCATTAATTAATGTTTTAGAAAAATTTGGAATAATTTGTTCTAATATTGCAGTTGTAGGAATAACATCATTTAATTTTATGGGAGCAATACCGTCTTCGTCAATTACTGTTCCATTACCTACAACAGACACAACTTTACACCATTTATATGTAGTTTTACCTAGGTGATCAGAATCTCCGTCATCCATTATTGTGCCGTCTGGCATGAAGTGTTTACCATTTGGAGCAACAAACTTTAGCATTGATCCTGCTTCAAGTAAACGTAAACTATTTGCTGTAAATGAACCTACATTAAACGGATTAGTATCAATGTCTTGCATTAACCCCGATGACTGGTTTGTACCAGTACTGTACTGATTCCAAGTTGCATTAAGATCACTAACAATAATTTTTGGATATTTTGCTAAGTAGAAATTTTGTGCATTAACGCTGTCTAAAATGCCTTCGATTGTGTTGTATATAACGCCTTCAATATCTGTTTGTGTTGCAAATGTGAATGATTGTTTTTCAACAAATTCTTCTTTATAAATTACACCATCGTCTGCAAACAAACTAGTATTTGAATATTTTCCGCTGGCATCTTTTAGATCAAAGAAACGACTAATACCGCTTGATATTCTATTTGAACTCTTAGTTTTAATAATATCTTGACTAATTGCAAGTGGACCAATATTATAATCTTCACCATTTATTAATCTATTTTGTGTATAATATGTTGCAGGTGCATTTTGTTTAATTTCTTGATTAGTTTCTGTTGCAGTGCCATTATTAATTGTATAATCTAAAGTAAAACCAATTGTAAGTTTGTGCTGAGTTCCGGCTTTTGACTGATACGGAATGTCAATACTCACTGTGCTTATTGCACTCGGAGTAATTACACTCTTTGCTCCTGAACTAGTTCTATAATATGTTTTAAAATTGCCTGCAGGTAAATTGCCAAAGACACCATCACTAAAGTTTAAGTTAATTCGATCACCAATGCGTGTTGTTACAGCAAATACATCTCTAGTTTTATTAAACAAACTATTGTAGATAACATTATTTCCTTCTACAGCATCAATTTTTGTCCATTCGTTATCTTCAAAGCCTGCGCTGTTTAATGCAAATAACCATACATCACTGTCGTTAATATTTTCGGCGTCAATTTGTACTGCTTGATTTGGAGTTGGATTACTTACTGCAAAGTTTCCTGTCTCAAGTTTACCTTGACGGAAGTGCATAAAGAAACCTGTATTAGTACTGCCGGCACCTTGTCCATCATCTCTAAACAAAAATGCAGGACTGTTGCCAGGCAGTGGTGCTTCCTCTAAAATACTTTCACCTGCAATATCTGTACTTACAACTTCAAAACGTGTGCTTACACCTTCAATACGTTTAGTAAACGGATAAATTGCTTGCCCAGTGTTTGTAGCGTTTAAGCGATATTTTTGTGTTTGTATATCTGCAATTAGTGCAGACTTTAGCGGATTACCAATCGAGTTAGATAACGGCAGTGCTGAGTTTAGTATTTTAGTAAACTGCTCAAAGTAATTTGAATTAGTTTGGTCATTCCACTTAACAGTAATACCTGCCATGTTTAAGCCATTACTATCTAAAAGACTTTCTGTAGTTTTAATTGTGTTAAACTTTAGTAAACCACTAGCTGCTTGGTTTCTACGAGGATTGTAAGACAGCATACGTGCTAGACGTAATACGCTCTCTCTGCGTTCTGCTGTTTCAAGGAAGTTTTCACGAGCGTTTAAATCAATACGGAATGATAAGTTTTGCCCAAGGAAAGCAATCATATCAATTAGCGCAAGATATTCACTTGACTCAATGTAATCGTTAAAATCTTCTGGATAGTTTTGACGCAGATAGTTAATCATTGTGCGTCTTAGGTTATCAAAATCGTAGCTTTGGAAATCTGCGTTTCTAAAACTTTGGTAAATTCTTTTCCAGTCCTCTGCTACTAGTAGCCTAGACTGTCTATCGTTTGAAGACATATCATTTTCCTTGTTTACTAATGTATTTACCTGAAATGATAATGTGTGTATTTAATTTTTAAATTTAAAGAAGTCCGTTTTCTTTATCAAATTTAAATCGTAATTGGTCTGTTATACCAAAAGGAAGTACTGTTATAGTGCAGTCAATTTGTATACCTTGCTCATAAGTATCAATAATGATATCTTCTGCTTTTATTCTAGGATCGTAGTTAATAATGCGAGTAACATCTTCGATTATTGCTTCCTGAACTTCAACAGTGAAAGGCTCGTATAATGTATCCCAAATAATTGTACCAAATGTAGGATCGCTTAATTTTTCAGTTTGACGTATATGAAAGTGATTAATTAAGTCTTGCTTAATTAGTTCAAAATCATAGATACTAAAACTCTTAGCATCTGCAACTGTACTAAATCCTCTGTACTTTCTTCCAGTAGATGCTGTTTGATTTGTAGTGTTTACAGTTACTCGTTTATACAGATTTTTTTCTAATTGGCTCATACTATATTTACCTTAATTATTGCGGATTAGCATGGGGTGCTACTGTCGGTGTAGCCGATGCATCGTCTGTTGGTTCCATTGTTTGCGGATTAGCATTTGCCGCATCAATTTCTTGTTGTAGGCTTACAAGTGCATCTGCTTCTTCGTTATGAAATCTGTTAACAACACTATTTCTAATTGCCTGTGTACTACTTGGAAAATACTTGCTTCCATT